AAATTATTTTGCACGTCACTAAATTTTTCCGCCGCAATTCTCGAGCCGGTCCAAAATCCGATTTATTCTTGGCCTCGATAAATCTACCCGCGCCCGTTTACCGGTTTTTAACATTTCGGCATTACGTAACGTCACATCATGGAAAAAGAAATCACACAGCTAATGGATTACCTGGGTATCCGCCGCGATCAGGCTATCCGCATCATCCGCCAGCGTACCGAGCTTACCCGCCGACCGCCATCCGGTGTTTCGCATTGGCTCAAATAAATCGGCATTGCATTGATGCGGTCCAACCACATGTGACCTTATGTAACATATTGATTGTGCGATGTTACGTAGCGTCATGGATGGTCGCGGACCCGCAGCCTTTTTTCTCAGGACCGGGGGGATACCTTCTTTTTCCCAACCGGTGGGCCGGGCCGGGTGCCGACACCAGATAGATATATTTTTCCTAGTCCCTTCCCCAACGTAACATTTGACAATCAACTCCCAATCCCCTAAGTCCGCCTAGCCATTTCCAAATCACCCAAAGGAATTGTCATCATGAAAAAACTCCCCAAACCACGCAAGCTCCAGACACTTCCTCGAACCCATAAAGTCCGACGCCCAGTAGCGGTCAAGGCATCCGTCCCGTCGATCGAGGATCATTCCTACGACCCCGAAACTAGGCACCTCACCATAACTTTCCCCGGCGGCCGGCAATACCGCTACCACGACGTCTCCCCGGAAACCGCCAAGGGCCTGTCCGACGCTCCAAGCAAGGGCAAGTACCTCCATTCCTCGGTGATCGGTAAACACGAGGCGATGCGGATTTAGCCTTGACTTTTGCTGTTGGCCTTCTAGAGTTGAAATGTCGGCGAGACGTGCAAGCATGTGAGCACGCTAGAGTGGGGCGACCCTAAGCACCGGATCAAGATGGGCTCGCCGACATTTCAACCTTGGAGAGATATCATGGGAAATTTGACCGAGAAGTCCGGGGCATTGGGCCGGATGAAGATCGAGCTTCAGGAATTGGCCGATCGCCATGACAAGCTTGCCGCTTTCATCGATACGCCGGCATTCAATGGACTACCTGGACAGGAGCGCGACGACCTTCGCGCACAATATTGGTCGATGGATAATTACCGGACCATTCTTCAGCGCCGTATCGAGTGTGCGCAGGATATCGGCAGCGAACCCAACCGGCCGGAGGCGGCGTCCACCAACACCTTTATCGACACGGACGCCCCGGTGCAGGTCACCGGTGACGGATCCAGCGAAACACCAATACCCTTCAACGATTGATAAAACTACACTTGACAGGAGGCAGCATCTTCCAATAAGTCTCAGCTTCCTCCCAAGGTGGGAAACCCCGATCAGCCTCCCCTTTGGCCGGTCGGGGTTTCTTTTTGTCTTGCGTCTGGGAACCGGTTGCATTACTAAAGGTCACGACTAGGGAGAATTGTCATGGGACTTGAACATATCCACGGCATCCCGAAGCGGATTGCGGACCTGAAAAGGAAGCTCGCGGCGCGTGAGAGAAGCCCAATGGAATTTCATGAGAATATTCCGGCGATCAAAACCGAGATCGCACGCCTTGAAGCCCTGACACTCAATCCAGTGGCTTCCACGGATGATCAACAGGATACCAAATAATGGCCCTGACCCCCTCTATCGATTTCCTGTCCCGGTTGCGAAAGATCGACCGGCACGACGTCAAGACGCGCGATGTTATCATCATGTGGGCAGTCGCTCGCGAGCCCGGCATGATGGGTCAGGAGCTTGCCCGCAAGATTGGCTTCGAAGGCCGATCCAACGTGCAGATATGCCTTCGCCGATTGCTGCGCATGGGTCTTGTCGAAGATCGCCGGGCCCGACTAGACAACCGGACGCCGAACGACCTCTACATCACACCGAAAGGGGAGGCCATGCTGGCGGACGTGGTGCCATCCGATGGTTGAGCGTCCGCAACCGGGCCGCGAATACGTCTACACGCCGAGCCGCGGTCAGCAGACGCGCGTTCGCTGCATAGGGTTCCGTAGGGGCTACATTGAGTGCCGGGGCGTTGAAGACGGATTGCATCGTTCGATCAGTCCGAAGCAGTTGGAGGAAATCTAATGCGCTTGCGCTCTGTCAGATACAAGGATGGCCGGGCGCCGCTGCTTTTGCTGCACAATCCCGACACGATCGATTTGATGGGCGCTCTGCAAAGCCATGCCCGCGATATCGCGGGATACAGCACTCCGGGGAGCAAGCTCGACGGATTTGTTATTATTGGGTTTTTCGACGATGGATCAAGCAGCATCGGATGCCGTATTCCCGAGCGCTTGCCTGCATGTCTGATCCCGGCATATGTTGAAGAATTGATGCGTCGCGACATGGTGACGCAGCCTGCGGCGAAGAAAGAATTCGACCGCAATTTCGAGTGGGTAGAATAGCACTTGACTGCATACAAAACTTTTGCAAAAAGGACGTATGCGTAAGTGGCTCAATCCTTCCGGAACCCCTACATATTTTTCATGGAGAAATATGCGGGCTCGATGTTATAACCCAAACGACATAAACTATAAAAATTATGGAGCGAAGGGAATTACTGTTTGCGATCAGTGGCGCGATAACTACGACGCCTTTTTTGCAGATATGGGAGAATGTCCCGAAGGATTAACGATCGAGCGAATTGACGGGAAAGGGAATTATGATCCGTTTAATTGCAAATGGGCGGACTACACCGAACAATTAAATAATCGTCCTGGGTTTAATCGTTGGATCGAACATGACGGCAGAAAACAGACTTTAGCTCAATGGGCGAAAGAGATAGGCATCAGCCTAGAGACATTGATGTACCGACTCAAACGGGGTACAATAGCCCAAGCGATCGAAAAAGGGACAGTCAAGAATTGGGCTCCGGGACAGCATGGAACGATCGGAACGTATGTCTCTAGAAAGTGCCGATGCGATTTATGCTGCCAGACGATGAGGGAATACAAAAAGGCGGCATACTGGCGTAAAAAGGAATTGCAAAATGTCGGACGATAGAAATTTGCCGGTAGTTCAAAATTTGGCGAATATTCCGATGATTTCGGCCGAACAGTATCAACATGTCGGGAGATATGCAGGCGCAGTAGTCATGTCGGTGTTTGAGCAGATCGGAGGCGTCAAGCGCATGGCTTTTTGGGCTGATCAGAATTACACGGACTACGCGACCAAGCTGTTCCCGAAGATGATTTCACGCTCGCAGCAAGTCGACGTTTCGGGTACGCTGACGATCGACGACGCAATCTCGCGTCTCGAACGGATGGACGAAGGCGAATTTACCGACGTCGCGCCCGGACAATACGACCTGTGAATTCCTTGGGAAGATGAAATGTCAAGACCTGTATATGGATCCCGCGACGGGCTTTCCGACCGGCTGATGGATTGGGTTGAGCGACTGTCGAAAGACAAATTGCTCCCTTGGCCGGGTAGCGGATTGCTGGAAGATTTGAAGACCGCCGCTGCCGTGATCGACGGCAAGCCCGAGCAACCGAAAGCATTGGAGTTTGACCTGTGATTGAGAAAAATACGCAGGAAGCGAAAATCCGTTCTGGCGCTCCGAAACGCGATCCTATCTGCTATCAGACGCTTGCCGATATCGTCATTCCGGCGGGCACGATCCTGCGTTCTCGCGGCAATGACGAATTCGGGTGTGCTGTCGCGTCAGGAGAATTTACTATGACGGTACATCCCGGCGACTTGACCCCACGAGACTTCAAGCGAGTGATCGCGTCGTGAGTCCGACCCGTGCCCGCAAGGAAGCGTCCAAGCGCCTTGCGCTCAAGCTTCAGTCCGACTATCGCGCGCTGGTGGAAGCCAGCGACACCGATGCCGTGCAAACCGCGGCGATCATACTCGGCGACACGTTCAATTCGAACATCGAATTCATCATCAACGTTTTGCGCGATTACGGTGGCCTTGAAGCGAAATTCGAACCGATGACCCGCAAGAGCCCGTCGTTGCCGCCGACTCCGGCCAATGATCTTCCGGCTGTGCCAGCGATTTTCCGTCCGAACTAACATGAATATCCAGCAAATCGCGACGGATTACCGAGTTTCCGTGGATGAAGTTCGGGCAAGGTGGCTGGCCCTTCGCGTAGCTATGTGGAAGGCAGATTTCCGGCTATTTTGCAAAGAGGTTGTTCGGGTACGCGCTAAAGACGGTTCGCTGGTTCCTCTGATATTGAACGAAGCTCAAGAGCATCTACTGTTCGAAACAGATAAAATGTTAGAGGAAAAGCGATGGGTGCGTATCGCTTTCCTGAAAGGACGCCGCCAAGGTGCGTCGACCTTTACCGCGGCACGGGGGTATTGGCGTGCGACCCTTTGGCAACGCCAGAACATTTACATCATGGCGCACGAAATGGCGTCGTCCAACGTACTATTCGACATGGTCGCGTTGATGCAGAACAATCATCCGTTCCCGCCGGCCGTGGGAACGGATAACGCAAAATCATTGGCTTTCAGTAAGCAAGGCTCGACATATTCAGTCGCGACCGCCGGGCAAAAGGCGGGAGGCAGAGGCATGGCGATTTCCTATCTCCATGGCAGCGAAGTCAGCAGATGGTCAAACGCTCCAGACCACTTCGCCTCGGTTGTCCAGGCTGTCGATGAAGTTCGTGGGGTTTGGGGAATTATTTGGCAAGAGCCGGAACGCCCTCTTCCCTTTGAACGAGGAAAGGGAACTATAGAAGGATGGATGAAAGCTCCTAGTGAGGTTTTCCTTGAAACGACTAGTGCCGGGCCTTCGGGTGAATTCTATTCACGATATATGGATGCCGTAAAAGGTATTGGACAGTATCGTGCGGTGTTCGTTCCATGGACTTTGCAAGCTGAATATTCTCGGGACGAAGATTATACGGCATCACCAGACGTCGAGGAAGAGGGCGAGCTTTCTGAAGTCGAATACCAGCAAACCTACGGCCTTACGGACGGACAAATGCTCTGGCGCCGTGAGAAAATTCACGAACTAGGTTCTGTGGGGCTTTTTCGACAGGAATACCCCGTGGATATCGTCGAAGCATTTTCTGCCGCGGATATCGAAGGAGTTTTTATCAAGCCCGCATATATTCTGAAAGCCCGCAAGCGGAAGATGGAAGAGGTGGACGCACCGCTGATTTTGGGTGTGGATCCGGCAGGCGCGGGGGGAGATAGGTTCGCGGTCGTTTTTCGTAGAGGAGACAAGTGCGAAAAAGTACTCTATCGAAACAAGCTCGAACACGATGAGGCGGTAGCGTGGCTTTGCGCGCTGATCGATGAATACAAACCGAACCGCGTGGCGATCGATCGTGGCTCGATTGGCTCGAACATCATTTCGGCGATCAGGAATATCGACCGAAAATACTTTGACCTCGTGCGAGGGGTTGACTTTGGCGGAAAGTCAAAAGCCAAGACCGTCAATCCGACCCGCGCTGGCCCGTTCAATGCTCGTGCCGAGATATGGGGCAGGATGCGAGATTGGTTAATCGAAGGAGGTTCCATCCCCGATGATGACGACCTAGCCTCGGACCTTGCTGGGCCTCATATCAAGTGGCGGGCCAATCTCGACTATCTTTTGGAAAGCAAAACAGACATGAAGGCCAGGGGGGTGCGATCGCCCGATCTAGCCGACGCATTGGCATTGACCTTTGCGTTTCAGGAATTCTTTGATACATGGGCAAAGCCCAAGCGCGAAGCCGGGTTCGGAGTCGGTGTATCGCGATTGCAAGAAAGCGTAAATGTCAACGAAGATTTCTATGATAGTCTTCGTGGAAGTGACACAGGGTGGATGGGGTAATTTAGATGGCAGGCTACAGAGACGCAATCGCCGCCGATATCGGCCCTGCACCCGCTAAAGTCACGCGCACGCCCGCCGGGTTCGACAGCATTGATGATTTTATGGCGGATATGCGCCAGAAATACGAGTGGGCTTACTCATTTAATGAACATAACGTCATCGCCGGCAAGGAAGATGCTAAGTTTACTGTCGGGAACCAATGGGATCCCGTCGTCGAGCAGCGCCGCAAGGATGCGAACAAGCCCGTTCTGACCTTCAACCGACTGATCGCCTTCGTAGCGCAGATCGTCGGTAATCGTCTCATGAATGAGACGGAAATTCGCGTCGCGCCGGACAAACAAGGCACGAAGGAAATCGCGGAAATTCGCGAAGGCCTGATACGTTCGATCTTCAAGAATGGGCAGGCCGATTTCGCGCGCGACGAAGCTCATAAATATCAGGTGATCGGCGGCCAGGGAGCCTATTGCCTGTCGATCGACTATACCGCCGACGACGTGTTTGAGCAGCAAATCAATCTGCAAGCCGTCACCGATCCTTATTCCGCGGTGTTCGATCCGCTCGGGATCGAGCCGTCCGGCGCCGACTGCCAATATGCCTTTATCGGCGATGACATTCCTCACCAGGAATTCAAGCATCGTTGGCCATGGGCGGCCGAAACGTCGTTCATGAACGAACGGCTCTGGAATCAGAACGGCTTTTGGCTTCAGGAAGATACCGTTCGCATCGTCAGCTATTGGCGTATGGTGACGGAGGGCGAGCGCACACTGGCGCTCTATCTCGACGGCACCGTGCAAGACGTCTCCAACATGGAGGAATTCGAATACCTTCATCTTGTCGAGACGCGATCGGATGGCTCGCCCTATACCCGTGTCGTGCCCAAGCGATTCGCCCGGCTTTATGTGTGCTCAGGCAACACGATCTTGGAAGGTCCCTACGACTATCCATGCTCATCGTTGCCGGTCTACCGCGTTGCCGGTTGGGAATTGAACGATGGCCAGCGCGTCCACCGCTGGGGCCTCGTGCGCTTTCTCAAGGATCCGCAGCGCCTTCACAATTATTGGCGTTCGACGGTTGCGGAGCAGCTTGTCGCCGCTCCCCGCAACAAATGGCTGGCGACACCGGCCGCGGTCCAGGGCCATGAAGTGAAATGGCGCCGTGCACCGTCGAGCGACGACCCCTTCCTTTATTACAACGACGGCGAGCAACCCCCGATCCATATTCCGCCGCCGGGTGTGGACGCCGCGCTCGTCAACGAAGCAGGCATGGCGACGCAGGATTTGAAGGATATCTCGAATATCCACGAAGCCGCGCTCGGGATGCCGTCAAACGAGGTGTCGAAGGTCGCGATACAGCAACGCCAGATGGTTTCCGACGTCGGCACCTTCATTTACACCGATCGGCTCCGTATCGCCGACACGCGCTGCGCGAAGAATATAGACGAGCTTATTCCCTATATTTACGACACACAGCGCACGATTACGATCATTGGCCGCGACGACAAGGCCGTGCTTCAGGTCATCAACGATGGGACGCAGCAAACCGATATTACGCTCGGCAAATATGCCGTGACCGTCAACGTCGGCCCGGCGTCGGAAACCAAGCGCACGCTCGCTGCCGAGCAGATGATGGCGTTCGTCAATGCCGCGCCGCAAGTCGCCGGCAACGTCATGGATCTCGTGGCGGAAGCTCAGGATTGGCCGAAGTCGACCGAATTTGCCCGTCGCTTCAAGATGCTGTTGCCGCCGGGCATGATTCCGCCCGACGAAATGACGCCGGAAATGCAGCAGATGCAGCAGCAGAACCAACAGCAGGCGCAGATGCAGCAGCAGATGGAAGCTGCCGCCATGCAGGCGAAAACCGCGCTCGATCAGGCGAAAGCCAGCGATTCCGAGAGCCGCGGCCGCTTGGCCTTGGCGCAGGCATACAAGGCCGTTCTCGACGCTCAATCGAGACAGGCCGACGTCACGGGCAAAAACGACGAACGTGGATTCAAACAAGTGCTCAACACGCTCGACCAGCACAACGATATGCTGCACGAGGATCGCCAGCACGAAATGGCGCTCGACAGCCAGGGTCACGATCAGGAAATGGAAGTGACCAACATGTTCGCGGATTTGGCAAACACCGACCGCGATTTCGCTTTACGGCAGCAAGCCCAAAATGCCGCGAAAGCTAATCCAATGCCGGGCACAAATAGCGGAGAAGAGTAATGAGCGGGAATAACGAAGGCGACGCGGGCGCCAATGCATTTGCGGAATTTGAAGCCGCCGGGGAAGTTGAAGTCGGTTCGGAAATCGAATCAAATCAGGACGAAAAGGCTGAAAAACCGGACAAGCCCGCTCCGCGCGCACGCGCCAAGCCGGCGGAGAAGGTCGCGGAGAAGCCTGAAGCCGAAGAGGAAATCGAAACCACCGGCACTGACGAAGAGGATGACGGCGACGAAGGGGAAGAAGAGGAAAAGCCCGAGAAAAAGCCGAAAACCGCGTCCGATCGCATCCGGGAATTGAACACCCGACTGCGCCAGGAACAGCGTTTGCGTGCTGCCGATGCGGCTCGGCTCGACGCTCTCGAAAAAAGGCTCTTGTCAGGCGACAGCAACACCGGTAATGATCGCAATACGGGAACGCCTTCGCCGGATCCTTCCGACGAAGCGAAATACCCGCTCGGGCACCTCGATGACCGTTATATCGAGGACAAGCTTGAATGGCTCGCCGAGCAAAAGGCGGCCAAGCAAGCAGATGCGGTCCTGCAACGTCAGCAGGAGGGAGAGCAGCGCCAGCAAGCCGAACAGGCTCACGCGGCCCTACTCGAAAAGGTGGACGATCTCTCCACTCGCGGCGCCGAGCAATTCGACGATTTTCAGGAAGCCGTGGTGGAAGCAGGGATGCGAGGCGATTGGCGTCTCGAACGTGCTACCTTTGAGGCGGCTTCGGAATCGGACCATGGCCCCCAAATCCTCTACGAATTGTCGCAGGACAAGAAAGAGGCGGCTCGCGTCGCCAAGCTTTCGGACTACCAGCAGATGAAATTCGTCATGGATCGGGATGCCGAACTTTCCAGCAAGAAACCGCGGACCAAGCCTGGGGCTGGCGAGCCGCCGCAAACCCGCACGCGGGGCGCCAATTCCTCAACCCGGATCAATCCGGCGACCGACAATCTCGATAGTTTCGAGAAAGCGTGGATCGCCGACGCGAAGGGCCACTAATTTCCGCCGTGAGGGATAACCCCGACCGGCTCAACGCAAGGAAGGGGTTATCCCGATGGGTGCCGTAACAACCGAACAACAGAAGCTCGTCCTGAATTCATTCGCGATGGTGCTTCAGAACAATCTCGTCACCGCCGACGCCGTGACCTGGGATGAATACAATGGCGAAATGGACGACCGCAACGGGCTTCAGGTGCTCGAACAGGTCACGCCGCGCTACAACATCACTCGCACCGAACAGGGCGTGAAGGATCTTTCGGCCGGTACGGATGGCTCGGTTTTCGGTTCCGAGCTTTTCGAAGTCACCGGCACGTTCAATGCCAACATGGGCTGGGGCGATTTCGTCAAGATCAAGTCGATCGGCGATGCTCGCGAGAGCAAGGCGCTGCTTGGCGCCGCGACCAGCATGGCGCAGAAGATCGACGCTTATGTCATGCAGAAGGCCGTACTGGCTTCGGCAGACTGGACCGGCGCCGCAGCTGGAACCGGGGGCGCTGTCGCCTTCTGGACCGACGCTGTCGCGGGCTACACCCGCTTGATGGAAAACGGCGTGGATGAAGCCGATCTTTCCTACATTCTCAATTATTTCGACATGCAGGCGTTGGGTGATCAGGTCGTCAAGCTGCCGGCGCCGACCGAGTTTTCGACTGCGACGTACCGCAAGGGCTTCTCGGGCGAGATCAACGGCATTCGCACGATGTTCACCAATCAGCTTCCGAGCATGACCACGGGCACCCGTACCGGGACCGGTGCGAATATCATGGAAGTGGATGGCGCTAACCAGAATGTCAATTACGCTGCAGTGGCGAAGGCAGGCACGACCAACGGCCTTCGTCTGACGCAGACCTTGAATATCACTGATGCTTCGACGACGACGGCGACTTTCAAGGCTGGTGAAGTGTTCACGATCGCTGGAGTGTTCGCCTATGACAACCGCAAGCAGGCGGCAGTTTCGCCGGCCCGGTTGCAGCAGTTTACCGTCGTGGCGGATGCCGTCGCGGTGGGAGGCGCTGCCGCGGTGACGATCTTCCCGGCGATTATTGTTCCGGCGTCGGGCACGGGCGACAATGTGAACATCAACACCGCCCATGCGACCGTGACCGCCGCGCCTGCGGACAATGCGGATATCACCTTCATTGGTGCCGCGAGCACGGCTCTTTCGCCTCGCGTCGTCATTCAGAAGCAGGCGATCGTCGTCAACACGGTTCCTCTGATCCTGCCGGCGAGCGACACGTCCATGCGGCGCAAGCTTTCGAAGATCCCGCTGACTGTCCGCATGTGGCAGCACAGCGACTTCTACACCGGCGAGCATGGCGTTCGGTTCGACGTGGCTATCAACGCCAATATTCGCGACCGGACCAGGATCGTGCGCGTCAACGGCGCTGCTTGAATGTAGTGCGCTTCGTCTCCTTCTCCGGGCGAAGGTTGATCGACCCTCCCGGTTCCCGCTACCGGGAGGGTCGTTACGCTTCAAAAAGAATTCAGGCGGGGGAGATACGAAATGCAGCAGGGTGAATATTATGCTCCGAAACCTATCGCGGCTGGCGCCACGGTAATAGTGGGCAGTCGGGTAGCTGGCTTTTTGTGCACGACCCCGGGAACTCTCACTCTGACGGACTCCAATGGGACCGTAATTGTTAACCTGTTCCCTGTCGTGGCGGGATTTAATCGCATCGCGGTATTTTTCAACTATCCGCAAGGAAACACAGTCACCTCCGCTTTGGCGGTTGGTACTCTTTTGCTTTAACGGAGAATTTCGATGAAAGACCTCACCTACCCCGCATGGTTCAACGGCCCCGATGGGAAGTCTGCGATCTTTGCCTCCGCCAGCGACGTCCCGACCGGATGGACCAGTGGCGCCGAGAAAATCTCGGTTTCGGGCAAGGCTCCTTTGAAGACGGACGAACCTCACGCGAAGAAAGAGCACAAAAAGTCCGATCTCGACCTCTGATTTCTCCGAACCCATGAAAGGATAACCCCATGGCCGACACGACTGCACCCAATAACAGCGCACTGATCCACCTCACTCGGGTCGATGCCAACGGCGTCGGCACGCCGGGCGCTTGCGATATCAACGATACGTTCAACACGACCGGCATCGGATATTCGGCCGGCGGCGCGGTGACGCAGCTTACCTCGCGCACCACCGGCGTGACGCTCAACAGCCTAACCGGCGCGATTACCCTGTTCACGGCGGCGGGCTCAGCAACGCCGGCCTCGTTTACCGTGACCAACAGTACGGTCGCGGCAACCGACGTGATCGCGATCAGCGTGAAATCGAGCACCACCAATCTCTACGAGGTGTTCGTTACGGCGGTCGGTGCGGGATCTTTCCAGATCACGTTTTTCACGACCGGAGGCACCACGTCGGACGCACCGGTGTTCAACTATGCTGTGATCAAGGGCGCCGCGTCCTAATCTCGAATATGTGAGGTGCTTCCGTGACCCTGATTTCTTCGATCATCCTCGACGCCTTCCGGGAGAGCAATGGGCTCGCGCTTGGGCAGGTTCCGACGACAAATCAGGTCACGGAGGCCCTTCGTCTCTACAATGCGCTGATCGCGGCAATCTACGGCGGCGATGCTGGCGAACGCCTTCAGGATTGGCCTCTCGGCACGTTCGATCGCGACCCCAACGGGGACTGTTACGAAATCCCCTTCACTGATCACCGGTTGCTGCACCCGCCGATCAATATGCGTTTGATCGCCGTCAACACGGTCGCGCAAACGATCTGGCTGACGGTGCGCCCGCAAGACGGTTCCCGCATGGCGATCGCCGACCCCTTCAGCCGTCTCGCGACCGTTCCGATCACGATCGACGGCAACGGGCGCCCGATCGAGGGTGCTGCGTCGATTGTACTCAACACAAACGGCACCTTCCGCGAATGGTTCTATCGCGCGGACCTTGCTGCGTGGGTGAAACTCTCCGATCTTCTGGAAAGTGACGAAAACCCGTTCCCGTCGAGCTTCGACATGATGTTCAGCATCCTGTTGGCGATGCGCCTCAATCCTCGCTATGGTCGCACGCTCGACGCACAGAGTGTGGCGACGCTGAAGCAGAACCGCCGGGAGTTCATCGCACGCTATCTTCAATCGCGACCGCTCGAAATCGACGACAGCATTTCGTGGCCGTTCATGTCGCGCCAGGGCTATGACACACAGCGCGCGTTTTCCTCGAATGAGGGATTTCGGCGCGGCAATTATCCGGGGTAGGCCATGGTGGATATTCCTCTCGGCCGGGCCGACTATCATCGCACGGTAGCCAAGGAAGCGCGTATACAGACGCGCAACCGCTATTTCGAAGAAAATATCGTGCTCACGAAGGTCGGTGCGGCGCTGATTTCGCGCCCCGGTTTGCGCCGCTGGCTTTATGTCGGCAACGGCCCGATCCGCGGCGTCTATTCGCAGCCAGGGACGTTCGACGATGCCTTGTTTGTCGTGTCGGACGATCAATGGTGGCGCGTCGATCGTGACGGCACGAAAACGCTACTTCAGTCCAATCTCAACCCTGGCACAGGTGCCGTCAGCATGGCAGGCACCGGCAATATCGGAGTGACGCCGGAATACATGTATCTCGCCGATGGCCGGAATCTGTGGCTTTATATCGAAAACAGTTATGCGACCGGGACAATCAGCGGTTCGCCAGCGAACAACGACGTCATCAAAATCAACTCGACCTATTATAAATTTACCACGGGGTCGGTGAATGCAGGCACGCCGGCCGGAACGCTGGCGAACCCGTGGCTGGTGGCCTTGGGCGTGAATGACACGACGTCGTGGATCAATTTTTCGGGCGCGGTCGGTGCCAGCGGTGCAGCGGGAACCGACTATAGCACGGCCTTGACGATCAATACCGACGTGATTGTGATTGCGGTGTCCGGCACACTGGTTTCGGTGCGTTCGACGGCGATCGGTGCGCTCGGCAACGGTATCCCGACGACGGAAACAGGTGCCTCGATTGCTTGGGGAGCGGCGACCTTGACCGGCGGTGGAAGTCCTGCCGTGACGGCGGTGGATACGCCTGACAACGTGGGCGTGATTTCGCTCGGCTATATCGCTTCGTATGTCGTCGTCGTGCCGGCACAAGGCCAGGGGGTGAATGGACGTTTCTGGTGGATACAGCCCGGCGAAACCACGATCGATCCTCTCGACTTCGCGACGGCCGAGCGGGCTCCCGACCCTATTTTCTCCGTTGTCGTGTTTGGGGATCAGTTTTGGTTGCCGGGCTCTAACACGACCGAAGTTTGGTATTTCACCGGGAATTTCGATAGCCCCGTGTTGCGTCTCCAAGGCGTGACGTTTGACCGCGGCACATGGTCGGGGACCGCCATTCAAGTGAAAAACAGCATGATCATCACCGATAACGACGGCGGCGTATTTCAGATTTCAGGCGG